AGTGTGTTGTGATGAAATGTACTACCGAACATTTTAAATTTTCCCTTCACTGAAAGGATCAATTTGTGACCAATCAAGAATTGCTTCGCCCTCGAGTTGGAACTCAGTATTATCCTCGTACGAATCACCGGCTTGTGTTTCAAAATCATAACCACTCTGAATGATTTCAAACCCATCTTGATCTACGATAACAAAACCGTCGTTTGTAAGGAGACCATATGTCTCCATAACAATACTGTTTTTCTTTTCAATACTATCGATTGCTTCAATGCCGGTATTTAGTTTTTCTGAACTGTACTCAAAGATCTCACACGTAAGATCATACATTTGAATAGAACCCATCTGATAGAAGATAGGTGTCTTGTTCACATACTTAATTACCATGATACGATCGACCATAGGAATATAGATTAGATCACCTTCCTGTGGGCGGATGATTCCTTCTAGACTGCCAACCTCGTTCATGAAGTTACGAACAGAGACAGTAAGTGTCATCTGGTCTCTGATTTCTAGATTGAACTTTGAAAGGAACGTTCCATCACCCTCATAGGTATCATAGCTACGAATGTAAAGATCGATGTAGTAGGAGTTGTTATATTCGGATAGTGCATCCTCGCCGTAGATATCATCTTTGGCTACCAACGTTCTAGGACAATAATACATGTCATGACCATAGATCTTGATAGATTCCATGACCAAGTCTTCAATCAGGACCTGCTCCTGGCTGTTCTTGAAATTATTGAAATAGAAATTGGTGCCCAAGATCTTATCCGATCATATCAAGAACCGGAAGGGAGAAGCTAGAGATCATCTCCTGCTCCATCTTGGTTCTTGCGTCGACTGCATCGTTGTAAATCTTCTCACCATTGAACTGTACACCGCCAGGCAGATTCATGCCGGTGAATTTGGTCAGATTCGATCCCCACTGTTCCTTGATAAGGACAGTAGCATAGTTCTGAAGCCAACGATCATTCCATGCATCAGTGTATATGTTCGGATCTATAACCTCGTACGCCTCTACCAGTAGGAACATTCCAACCTTAAGAGTGTTCCAATCCGTATCGACATAGAGTCTATTCTTATGACGAGTATAACGAATCGGTTGTTTACCGACAAGCATCTCAGTCAGAAGTGCCAGATGCTCCATGACCATATAGTATGGAACGATTGACACGTTTGTCAGGGTATAGAGATCGTTCAATGCGATCTGGTATCTAATATTGAAAAGATCATCAGCACGGATAGATGGATCGCCAATTGCGAAGATACTAACGGCACCGATAATGTTCTCTGGAAGGGTGATATACTTATTGAGTACATCTGTCTCTGTTACAATATGCTTATAGTAGATCTTATCAGAACCATCAAAGTGATAGTCCCAGTAGTAGCGAATAGCCTCATCGATACGATCATCTACTTGGTCATCGTCAACGTTGATTTCAATTACTGGAGCTCCGAGTTTACGAAGGCAATACTGTTTGAATGTTTCTTTTGTAGTTGGTGCTGCCATGGTAACCTCTTTTGCTTATATTTATAATACGCCCATGCTCATTATTAGATGTACAAAATCCCAGAAGTGTGTATAATGAATATATCAATTGTGAACAGATATCATGTTAGTGTATTACTATTAAAACGATTCAAAATCTACTTGTATATCTGCGGATGCTGTAACACCTCCACTTGTCACAGTACAACGGTAGACACCTGACTTGTATTGCTCGGCAACTAAATTGGTAGTGAATGTGGTTGATGCAGATGTCGAACTGTTGATTGTATAACTGCTACCAGATACATATGTCCAAGCATATGTATATCCTCCAGCACCACCGGTACCACTACCTGTGGCAGCAGCACTAGTAACACTACCTGCGCCCGATCGCGTGGTATACAAACTTGATGGGCTAATAGTTATAGCCAGTGCATTGGATTTACCGTACAGGTTTGACAAGGAAATAGTACCGGACGGTACACCAGCTAGCGTTCGAACGTTTGTCTGATTCAAGGAGATATTCGTCGTCGACGATAGTCCAAGCTCAACATTGACGTTAGCTAGTGATATAGGTCCGGTACTAGGAAGAGTCATGTGTTACTGTTGAAGCTGTGCTTGTGCCTGTTGAAACAGTTTCTTAAGAAGTGGATCAACTACGCGGTGTGGAAGTTCTTGTAGTCCACCCATCATAAGATTCAATTCATTGATATCAACTGTAAGAGTTACAGTAGGAACCGGTTGAGTCTGCTGATTTTCATCAAGCTTTGCATCTAGTTCTGGATTAGTAGCCATAATATATTCTCCTAATTATGTATTTGCGATTGGGGTTGGTGGTATTACAGGTTCTTCACCTGGTTCTGCCCATGGTAGGGCACTTGAAGCAACATCGACCATTGGTCTTACGATTGCATCAATCTGTTTCTGGATCTGCTCATCAATATGAGTTTTGTATCCAGAGTTGTTATTTACTACATCTTGGATCCAACTAAGAACCTGAGTCTCTGTCAGATCTTCGTATGTAGTAAAATTATCGGCATCCACCATATCTGGTTCAAAGGGCGTTGCGCCGCTGAATGTTCCGGCATTGCCGTATACATCGATCCCCTTGCATTCCCAGTATGTCTGGACGATGATATCATTAAGTTCTGCAGAAGGATCGTCCTGCTTCTTCAGACTTGTAATTTTCCACGTGTATGCGAATGTCATATTAACCTCTGTTCGAATGAGTTGATTTTGGTTTCAAGTTTATTTATATGAGCTTGTTGTTCCTTGATTGCTTCAATTAGTACACCAACGATATTTCCATATGCAACAGACATAGTGTCGTCATTACCAATACCCTGTTGTACTACTTCTGGAAGCACTTCGAGCATCTCTTGAGCAATGACGCCCACGCCTACTTGATCAGTATCAATACGTCTGAATCGTACACCACGCATACGACTTACCATATCTAAAGCATTTTCAATAGTTGTGATATCTTTTTTCTTACGAATATCTGAGTACGCTGTAACGTTACCCAACATAGTAAGGTTACCAGAACCATCCATTTGGAAAGCATTGGCAGCCGCCGACCAACCAGCAATTCTAAATATGTTATCAGAATCAAGACCCATATTAATAGCATATATGCCAGCTCTGTGGAAAGACATAATTGCACCACCAGAAGTTGAATATGCTTGTAACGGTGGGCTGTTACTTGTAGTATCTCTATTGGATTGGAAATACTGTGTACCTGTCCACGTTATACCATTTGGACCTAAAGAAGTTGCTAGATGTGCTAATGATGACTTTCTATAAAATGCATCACTATTATTAGTAGTAATAATTTGTGAGATAGTCGGGTTTTCATTAGTACCAGTGCTGCTATTGATATAGCTAAGGTAAGTATAATTACTTGCATCACGTGTCACAACTGTATTGACGCCAACTGCATCGGATGCATGTTTTCCATCGAGCAAGTCCGCGTCTAGACCAGATCCAGAGCCATCGTTTCCGTCATTCCAATGTTTTTTCCATCCTTGCGGGGTACCGGCCGTAATGTTCTGGGTGTATATGTCCCCTAAACCAGCGCCGGTCATACGAATAGCTAATGTGCTGCTATAATAAGATAGCGGAGATCCATGTCCCATTCTTATTGTGTTATGCCAATCGCCGTTAGGTGCCTCAGTTGAACCAAGACCAGAAGCCTGCCAATATTGCAATGAACTAGATGGAGTATCTCTAGTTGTACCTACGTAATTTGCAGATGTAGCGCTGGTGGCTGTTCCGGCATTACCAGTAATGCTTCCAGTAATTGTCGCGGCGACAGTTAAACCATTTAAATTAGATGTGCTGGCAGCGTCAATATAATAAGTAGTATCGTTACTGTCGTAGAAGATAGGTGCATGAAAAGCAACAGCAGATGAAACAATATTACTGCCATTAGAGATGCTAAACTTTAAAGCACCATCATTAATATCATAAAATTGATGTCCACCATAACTAAGATGCGCTCTATATCGAATACCCGTAAAGAAGTGAATCTCTAGCGGCTGTGTCCAGGCTCCTGCTGGCTTACCAATATAATAACTTCTATCGCCTACAGAGTGAAACTCAATACCCCTGAACAACGTTGTCGCGATACTTTCTTGCCAACCATTAAGATTAAGGACGTTGCCCATTTGAACATCCCCAAGACGAGTAGTGCCGGCAGCGTCAATATAATAAGCAGTGTTATTACTGTCGTAGAAGATCGGCGCGCGGAACGAGCCAGTCACAGAATTGTTGAACGAATGGTCTAACCGCCAACCATTAGTGCCATTGTGAAACCCAATATCGTTTGTGCTCTCACTTCCAAAATAACCAAACGCCCAGTTACCAGCGTAACTTCCTCCTGGCCCATTGCGATACCAGCGCAAGCCACCCCAAGTCGCTTGAGTAGGCATATTGAAGGTAATGCCCTCGCCATAGGGTTCTGATTTCGGATTGATCCACAGATTACCATTGAGATAGGCAGCACGAGTTCCGTTGCCATTGGGATCGATGTAATACGTTGTATCGTCGCTATCGTAAAAGATAGGTGCTCTTACATCTAAGGCTGTAATTCGCCCATTTGATCCATCTAATGCAATTACGTTTGTGCCATTATATGTACCGCCGTTGATGTATACACGAGAGCTTGTAGTGCCCCCGTTACTACCCCAACCAAAAATACCACTAGAGTTAAGAAAATTACTCGATCCTGTCCATATACCATTTGTAAATGAGGCACTTTGGTTAATACGAAGATAACCATCAGCAGTTTCGAGAGCTGTTTTACCGTTACCAGAAAGCGTGTTGATGTTGGTTGTGCTGGCTCCGTCAAAGAAAAAAGCAGTGTTGTCACTGTCTTTGAAGATAGGCGCGTGGATCGAACCGGTATGGGACAATATAGTTGCATTGGCAGACATATAGTTAGTGGTACCGCCATACCACTTAAAACCGCCGGCGTCTGTAATCAGATTAGTAGAAAACCACATAGTGGAGTTGTCAATACCAATAGCATATCCAGTAGAACCGGCACTGACGCTATCATAAAGAACTAATTTAGTACCAGCACTATACGATGTAAGCGTGGGAGCAGCAACACCACCGGTGCCCCATGTTATACGATTTGAAGTTCCATTTGAAAGTGATACAGCACTACCACCAGAACTAATAGTCAGCTGAGAACTGTTAGCAATAAAACTAGTACCAACTGTTAGCATTGCCGAATTAACACTAGTAGATACGTTAGCAAACCCGGTAATAGTGGTATTACCCATTGCTGCAGTTGTTACACCGGCTAGTGCGCCAGCAATTGTGAGACCGGCCCCACCTTGGATTGTAGATGTTACGTTAGCAAACCCGGTAATAGTGGTATTACCCATTGCAACCGTGCCAGCAACGACCAACTTACTATTTGGAGCAGTATTGCCGATCCCAACGTTACCGGTAAGTGTAATACGCATACGCTCACCAAAAGTAATTGCACTCCCAGCTGTTCCGCTAGAAGCACTATACCAAATATGATTACCCCCAGTTGATGCGTACTTAGTGGCCGAAGACCCAGTATGAGTATAGTTGTACCCAGCGGTATAGCCACCAGCAGGAGGTAAAGCGTTATTTAGCAGTTCAAGATTTTGTAGGTCTGTGTCAACTGCTTGAAAAAGGAAAGTTCCAGTTGCACCAAAACTTTGTTTAAGTTGAATAGATTTACCATATCCAGCAACAGGTTCGACATTAATACCAAGATTTCCCGAGGAGTCAAGTCGCATTTGCTCAGCAGAAGTCCCCTGCCACACATAGTTACCACCTGCTGGCAGGTTGAACGTCATTTGCGGCACGGTTGCGCCGTACCCACCAGATATGGTGCCGTAGTTTGTACTAGCGGCAGTGAACTTGATTTGCGCCGCGGTGTCCGCGCCAGCCCCTGGATTACTGAGACGCAAGACTTCAATAGTGGCACCGGCAGACGTCGAGGAGACTTCCAACTTAGTACTCGGCGAACTCGTCCCGATCCCGACGTTGCCAGAGGCGTCGAGGCGCATCTTCTCCAAGCCGGACACCATGAACCGCGTCAGCGACCCGCCAATTAGCAACGGCTGATAGGTCGCTTCCGTGTTGTTGACCGCATCGACAACCGTGCCGGTAGCAGCAATCGACTGCACCCGCAAAGCGTAAGACGCGCCCGCAAAAAAGCTGCCCGTCACGCCATCTGCGGCCACAACATGAAGTCTATACGCTGGCGAACTCGTCCCGATACCAACATTACCATTCGCTACAATATAAGCAGCGGTACCAAATGTTGATGTATTTGTTCCGACTTGCAATGTTGTTGATACGTTAGCAAACCCGGTAATGGTAGTATTGCCTGCGGCTAGAGTTGTGATACCAGATGCTGCACCTGCTGCTACTAAAGAAGATATTGATATCGGCTGGCCATTAGTCGACCAACGATCGTTTGTTTCATCCCAGATAAACTGTGCATTAGCAGATGTACCACGCATAATCTCAATGCCGGCATTCTCTGTAGGAGGGTTAGCTCCTAGATCAGCATTAAGTGTGACGATATTATCGCCGACCTCTAGTGTTGTCGTATTGATATAAGTTCTGGTACCAGAAACAGTCAAGTTACCTGTAAGTGCTAGGTCTGTAATTGATAGTGCCGAGTTAACATGAATGCCTGTAGTATTAACGGTCAGTGTTGAACCGGTTACAACACCGATCGTACCAGTCGTTGTAATAGGTCCACCAGAAAGTCCATTCGCAGTTGCAACAGAGGTAATTGTACCACCAGAATTATCGTCTAGTGCCCAATACGCAACAGATCCGTTACTATGAAGAATCTGTCCTACAGTCCCAATTTCACCATTGGCTATAATGCCTTTGACATTTAAATTATTAAAAACGTGAATAGTATCTTTAGACATTGGACATTGCTACCATTATAGTATTTGAGATGGCACTTGACATATAAGCAAATTCGGTCGGAGTAGTAACAAATACAGCATTAGAGATATACTTATTGAAAGTGTCAGTAGATGTGACTACTGCATTTCCATTTCTACTTGCAACGATTCCACTTGAATTATAAATCAAGGCTAGTTTGTTCGTAGGTTGTTGCGGTCCGCAGTTGAGTGTATTGATATAAACATTATTAGATGCATCTACATAGACACGATTATTGGCGGTTGTAGAGTTAAGACTGAATACAGTAGCACCAGCAGACACTGCACTCCACTTAAGATACAAAGAACCTTCGTCCTGATCATATGTATAGAATGGAACATACTCATTCAGCTGAAGGTTCTTAAGATAGAGTCTGTTGCCAATGTCACCAAACCCAGTCGAGATAATAACAAGACCATCCGTTGTTGTTGAGAACACAATTGAGAATGCAGTCTCTACACCGGTTGCAATATATCCACCAAGATCATTCTCGCCAAATAGTGTTCCTACTTCAATTCTAGAAGGTCCGGTGTCTCTTTCCGGAAGATATGACTCAACATCAGAAGCAGTGTAATACGCATTCCCTGAAAGTATATATCTTTTACCGGCAGTAAGATTTAATTGATATGATTGGCAGTTATCCTTCTGTCCAGATGACACGACTAGTTGATAGTCACCTTCAATCGACTTAACACTACCATTGATTGGCGTATCCAATAGCGTGACATTTCCATTTTTAATCGGACCCATCACACCAGATGTTACATAAACGTTTGCATCTGTAAAGATGTTGTTATTGGTCTGACGAACAGTAATATTATTAGAACCGTTAAAATAGATTCCAATGCCTTCGTCAGTCTTGATATTTCTTCCACTCAATGTATTCTCAGAGTATAGATTACATAAAGTTGCAGTTCTCTCAATATTGAATATCGTAGGTATAACGGTAGGCGCGACATTAACAGTACCGCTATTGTTTGCAATCGTTACTGTTAACTCAAGTGGAGTGATTCCGGATTTTGCAAGTGCATACTGTTGTTCAGATGATTGAATGCCATCGTGATTGATATCAAGAGTAGAGTACCATGTTGTATTACCAGCAACTACCTGAATTTTATAGTTAATGACCTTCTCAGTCGGTAACACAAATGTATCTATTACCTGAGAAGAAGTATTAGTAGATGTATATACTGTATTTGTCATTTAATCATATCTTCATTGGGCCATTCAACATAAAATGGAAACCCGCTTTGTTCTGTGACATCACGCAGTGCCTGTCGATACTCTGTCCACTTATTACTGGTTGTTTCTGGTACATCTCGCCCCTGAGTCCAGTCTGTGGCAGCTAGTCGCGTATTGCGTTCTTTGCGAACATCAATCGACAATTGCCCATCGCTTATCGCAGGTTCGTTTATAGCAGGTTCAACTCCTGGAATCCAATCGCCTGCTTCCCAACGGTAACATCCTTCTGTCGGTGGCGGCAAATATGTCCAATTTGCGCTTACGCCTTCACTGGGTTCAATTTCTTTTACCGCACCTAAAAAACCGTTTAATTTGATTTCATACACTTTGATCATTTTAAGCTCCCGCATAAATGTATTCATTAGTAGCCAAACCAACAACATGTTGTGGTACAAAGAATGTAGTTGAAGTGTTATATGAAAACAGTGGATACTCAACAATTGCGTTAACGACCGTAGCGGCTGTACTAGCGAAAGAACCTAGCGTAAGTGCCCGTGTATCACTTGCGCGTACTGGAGTCTCTTTGGAATTTACAGTCAGTCCAATATTTCCAGGAATTGCCAAGCTAAGACGAGAATATGGAGTTATCATATTATCACTTGCCTTCCAAATAAGTCCGCTTGATCCATTAATGTTGAAGCCATAACCGTTGTAAGTTCCAAGTGCAGTAATGGTTTGTGACGGACCAGAAATGATATTAGAGGCATCTGGAGTATGGAAAGATGACCAATACCAATATCCTCCAGTATACACTACAGATGTAGCAGTTTGTCCTATGCCGTAAATCGGCAACCAAGTGGCGCCGCCATCTGTTGTTTTATAAACTCCATAGTTTGCTGCACCAACAACCAGTGTTGTACCGTCAGTTCCAGAAGGTCCTACTGCCTGCTGTCCAGCAGGGAAGTTACCAGAAGACCATGTCAGGCCACCATCAGATGAATAGTAAACGGTCTGCGTATTAAGTGCATCAGCAACAGCAGCGCTGCCAGTGAAAAATGTCAATTTGCCACTGGCATACGCGATATCAGTAAGACTGCTGACCCGTTTAAATACTCGAGTAGTGCTAGTGTCGGTACTTTGACTGACATCGGCATAATGTGTCCAAGTGTCTCCATCTGTAGACCTATATACCCCTACAGGTCCAGTGGAATTAATGTATACGTTAATATAAGCGGACCCATCATATGTTATATACCCATGCACAGCAGTGCGACTTGGTGTAAACGTAATACCATCGGATGATGTATATACAATCGGATAATTAGCAATCGCCGCGGCAAAATATTTATCGTTTATCTTTTGAAGAGTATTAAAACTGCTTGTACGGTACGTAACTTGGTCTGCAGAACGCCAAGTTACTCCGTCAGATGATAATGAGATATAGTTTGGAGCTAGCCTGATATACTTACCACCGAGATACACGACCCTACTCATTGTTATCTCGTCTGGAAACGCCACTCGAACCCATGTAACTCCACTATTAATACTTTTAAAATACCCGCCACCGTTTTGCGTTAGTATAAAGGCTAGCCATTGAGTCCCGTCATATATGACATTCCCGAGAACAACTGTGTTAACGCCCAATGTGCGGTTAGTCCACGTTGTTCCATTAGTAGATGTATAGACTGTTCCAGATAAGCCTACCAACACTAAAACGTTATTAGTACTATCAAATGCAATATCACTGAATGTCGCCGATCCCGCGGACCTCGAGGTCCATGTTGTACCATCTGGAGATGTATACAACAGACCACCCACTCCTATGGCGACAAAAAGATTGATTGTCCCGGCTGCCCAAATTACCTTATAAAACTGGGTGCTGCCAGCAGAACGTGTTGTCCACGTCAGACCATCAGAAGAAGTATAACATGCACCCGCTGCTCCAACTGCAACAAACTGACCATTATCAAAAATCACATCGCCAAACGCTTGTGCGCCTGCAGCACGGGATGTCCAAGTCGCAAGGTTAGGTGAGGAAAATATGTTTCCAGAGTTTCCAACAGCCACGTAGACACCTGCACCATAAGCAAACTTATTGATGCCTGTCGTTGTCGGCGTGGTTCGAACAGTCCAGTCTATACCATTAGTAGATGTTGCAATGCTAGCTGTAGAATTGCCTCCACCAATTAGGTAGTTTCCATTTAGGTAAGCAATACAATTCCCTGATGAGAACGCACTAGTACCTGTGAGTGACGTAGCAGTCCAACTATTGCCATCAGAAGAATATAACGGTAGGCCACGCGAACTAACCATAACATACTGATTACTGCCATTATACGCAACTTGTCTGCCACCAGTAGTAAGAGATACGTTAAAAGCTATGGTAAAGCCTGGCTGATAAGCTTCTCGAGTACCACCTGCAAGAACAACTATACCCATGTCCCCAATAGCAACGGCCTTGCCATTAACATCATGAAAAGCAAAAATACCGCCGCCACTGGCATCTCGTTTTAATGTCCAAGTGGTTCCGTCTGCAGAAGTTGCATAAAGTCCGTCAGTTGATCCTCCGGCATAGAAAGTCGAACCAACATACCCAACACTTAGTACCTGAGCATTTGGTATATTTGTTGCCCGCATCGCCCAAGTAAGACCGTCAGTAGAAGTATGTATCCCAACTAAAGTTGCAGCAAGGAAAATCCCCCCGCCGTACACTACCTGAACGACGTTGCTTGCGCCGACAGAGCGAGATGTCCATGTGATACCATTTGGCGATGTAACCACGTTCCCAGTACTGATGTTGCCATAGGCTACATAGAGTGAGTTTGCGTATATAACATCTTGGTATGCGCAACTAATCGGGTTGGTTTGTGTGGTCCAGTTAATGCCATCCGGTGAAGTAATTATAGATCCTGCACCGGTGCTACTAACCGCGACAAATTGTCCTCCAGCATAGATAACTTTAAGATATACGGCTGTAAGTGTGGCCGGAGCAGCTTGAGTAAAGGTTATAAGATCAGTTGAATAAAGTATAGCACCAGAGTACGCGATTACATAAACACCAGCGCCATATGCAATAGAATTGGCGGATGTAGTGCCGCCGGATGCTGAAGCTTGCATAGTCCTGGCCGACCAGTTTATACCATCAGGAGACACCAAAAGTGTTGCACCGTTATTAGATGGCGTAGTTGTTGCAACAAATTGATTGTTTACATACCGTATGCCAGTGATAGTAGATATTGATGCATTTGGTGGTACAGCAGAAAAAGACGTGCCGTCTGTTGTATAAATTATTCTTGGTGTTTGTGTAGTACCAAAAACCCATGCGGTGCCGCTAGTCGCCATAGAGTATAACGCCCTCCCGCCAGTGTTTGTGAATGAACACGGAACAGGTATCTGGGCTTTTGGCATTGCTACCGGCGCGCCTATATCTGGTACATCTCCTAGCGCTGCGGCCAATGCTGAATATGATGCTTTGCTGTAATATTTACCTGTCTGAAGCCACGTGCCACTTGTTGGTGCCGTAGTTGATTGAACTACTTGACCAAGGGATGGTGTAAATCCGCCACCACCACCACTTCCAGCGGCCCAATAAGCAGAACCAGATCCATTAGAAGTAAGTACGTCTCCAGAAGAACCAAATGTGCCATTTGCAACAATGCTTGATGTATTGCTTAGTATTAAATGATCCGCTGCACTTAGATTGACATTAGAATTGAATGTAGCAATTCCACCGACAGTGAGTGTAGTCGATACGTTAGCAAACCCAGTAATAGTTGTATTACCGGCATCTAATGTTCCTTGTATATTTGTAGATCCACCAACCGATAGTTTATCAGCCGGCGCAGTATTGGCTATACCGACATTTCTACTCGGGGCAATACGCATCGCCTCGTCGGCTATTAATGTTCCATTAGCATGGAATATAACTGGACGTGCAGCTTTTGTACCAATTGAAAGACTGGTATCTGATGCGTAAAGATATCCATCCCCGGCACCAACAACTGTATAGTTAGCATTACTATAATTAGTACTGTTAATACCAAGATCTATATAACCAAAAGTGTTATTACCCGAATCGTTTGTAACAACAAGATCAGATGATGCATTAATGCCGGTATTGGCATTTTGAATTACAACCTGAACAAATGTATTCTGCTGACCATCAAGTTCAACAAGTGCAGTAGCACCAAAGTCAAATGCTACTGGATTTCCGACATTTAGTTTTGTCTGAACCTGTGCATTATTGACTGTTAATTTTGTTAGTGACTTGTCATAAACAAATGACGTAGAACCGTTTGCAGCGCCGGCATCATTAAATATGACTTGTTGATTTGTTCCAGCAACCGGTCCAGCAGAACCGGTATATCCAATTACACCCTGACTTCCAGTAAAGCCAATAACTCCATTAGAACCGGTGAAACCAGTTACACCATTAGATCCAGTATAACCAATAACTCCTTGGCTACCTGTAAAACCAATAACTCCATTGGATCCGGTGTAACCGGTTACACCATTAGAACCAGTATAACCAATAACTCCTTGGCTACCTGTAAACCCAGTTACACCATTGGATCCGGTGTAACCAATAACACCTTGTATGCCTTGAGAGCCAGTATATCCGATTGCGCCTTGTATACCTTGTGATCCAGTAAATCCAGTATCACCTTTATCACCAGTTCTAGTGAATGTTGCTACTGTTGAGAGGTTGTTTGCAAAAGAATAACCACCACTTAACCAGGCTATTGGAACTTCAAAATAGTTACCGGTATGACTGTGATTTCCAACAATGGAGAACTGTGAAAAGTTGAGACTATTGGCTGCTTCAACCACGTTGAAGTTGCCTTTAATAGCCGATGTAGAGTCATCGATTGTTGTCAGATAGTTATAAGAATTGGCACCCGTGCTATCAAGAAAACTGATATACATAACAGAAGCTGAAGCAAGATTTGCAGTATTAAATTTTACAACCCCACTACCAGGATCTGTGTTTACAGTATTTGAAGAGAATGTATAGTCAAATGATGCACCACCGAATGATCCAGTATCACCCTTGGATCCAGTATAACCAAGGGAACCAGCATATCCTGTAACACCATTAGAACCAGTATATCCAATTACGCCGTTGGAACCGGTAAAACCAATTATACCTTGGGAACCTGTATATCCAATTATGCCTTGACTACCAGTAAAACCAATAACTCCCTGGCTACCAGTATAACCAATTACACCTTGACTACCAGTAAAGCCAATAATACCTTGTATACCCTGGCTACCGGTAAAACCAATAACACCATTAGATCCAGTAAATCCAGTTACACCATTCGATCCGGTGAAACCGGTTATACCTTGTGAACCAGTATAACCTTGTATACCCTGAGATCCAACAAACCCAATAACACCAATTTCGCCCTTAGAACCGGTATACCCGATTACACCATTAGAACCAGTATACCCGATTACACCATTAGAACCAGTATACCCGATTACACCATTAGAACCTGTATATCCTTTATCACCTTGGATACCTTGCGATCCGGTAAATCCAGCATTATCAGTCCAATAAATACTGCTGCCGTTTGATGACAGTGTTTGGCCTGGTGTACCTGGAGTACCATTGGCAACAAGTGTAGTAATAGAAGAAGTGGTTATATTTGCACCGATCTCGAATAGAACCGAGCCATTCGATGATATAACTTTCTTATCTGTGAGATTGATGGATAGCTCGCCGGGATTAATATACCGAGTATTTGCTGGGTTAGTTGACGGCAGTCGGCCGGAGACAAACGTTCTCTTATGGATAATCGGTGTCGTATTAGCCATATGGCTCTCCTGGCGTAGATATATATCTTTATGCGCACTATATAGTGTACATTAGTTCGGAACTATGATATATTTATAAGAATGGTTACGTGGAGATCTTATGAAAATTGCATTTATTGACACTCTTGGTTTGACTTATGACGGATCAACACTAGAAAAACGCGGACTAGGTGGATCAGAATCCGCTGTTATCCGAATGTCACAGGAGTTGGCCAAGATAGGATTTCAGGTAACTGTCTATAATGACTGTACCTCTGACGACTCAGAACCTGGTTTTTATGATGGTGTAGAATATCGGCCAGTTTCTATTGCTCAAACTGTTCCGCGACAATTTGATGTTTGCATTGTCTCAAGATCTATTAACCCCATTGCTGATAGTTGGGAAGTTCCTACAAATGCTAAACACGTGTGTCTTTGGATGCATGATACATTTTGCGAGGGTGATAATCAGATCGAGCATCTTATTAATCAAGGTAAGATTAATGAGATCTTTACATTGTCGGACTGGCATACTGGATATGTCACCCATTGCGACCATGGCTTTCGCCGTAACTTCGATGTCCTAAAGAACCATATCTTTCAGACTCGTAACGGTATCGGTAACATGAATCCTGGTTGGATCGACGTACGTGACAAAGATCCGAACCTATTTGTGTTCAACGCCTCTGTTACCAAAGGAATGGTTCCTCTAGTCAAGCAGATCTGGCCTGAGGTTAAACGACGTATTCCTGATGCTAAGTTAAAGATCATCGGTGGATACTATAAGTTCCGTGAAGCTGCAGGTCCAGATCAACAAGAAAAAGATTGGGCCGAGATGGCTCTTCAACATGGAGATAATATCGAGTTTACCGGTGTGATTACCCAGCAGGAGATCTCAAACATTTTGCATGATGCCAGTTATATGATTTATCCTGCAGGATTTCCTGAAACATTTGGTATCTCTACACTAGAGGCATTAGCCCATAACGTTCCTTTGATTACATGTCGTTTCGGTGCTCTAGAGGAGACTGCAATAGATCTTGCATCATGGAAGATCAACTATCCGGTTGAACCAAACTGGGCATTACCATGGCTTGATCAGAATATTCAAGTCGATATCTTTGTCAACACAGTTGTTGATGCATACAACAACAAGTATCTGCACCAGCAGAAGATGTATGCATGCAACCAGGTCAAGGATATCTGCACCTGGGATACCGTCGCTCTTCAGTGGAAGCAGCATCTATATAAGAAACTTGGCAAGTTCATGGACATTACTGAGTATCGTAGTGTACAGAAGATCAATAGCCGGGTTCGTAAGGTATTTGGTCGCCGGTTCATGAATCATGAAGAACTAGTAGAGCCGATACACCACAAACCACGATGGATTTCTATTGTTACTCCGGTATATAATGCCGAGAAGTATATTGCGCGGTGCATTGAATCGGTGGCACAGCAAGATTATAATGACTATATGATGTATATCATCGACGACTGTTCTACTGATAATACCGTAGAAGTTATTAAGCAAACAATCAATGCTCTTCCTATCGACATTGCCGACAAATTTCAGTTGATTACAAACACCAAGAATAAAGGTGCCGTGTGTAATCAGATTACAACTATCGAAGGCAATTGTTTAAAAAATGATATCATCATGCTTATTGATGGTGATGATTGGCTAGTTAATAATCCTAACATATTTCATATGTACAACAATCTGTACCAGGATGGGGCAGAGTTTACCTATGGTTCGTGTTGGTCATTGGTCGATAATATACCGTTAATTGCACAGGAATATCCACCTGAAGTCAAGGCTAGTAAGACGTATCGCGACTATAAGTTTAATTGGAATATGCCATACACCCATCTGCGCACATTCAAGTGGGAACTGATGGATGGGTTTATTCATCAGTATGGCCGTGATTCATTCAAGGATGAAGAAGGCAACTGGCTGAAAGCAGGCGGTGATACAGCTGTATTCTATGCCATGATTGAACAGGCAAATCCTGATAACATTATCTGCATTCCAGATATCGTGTATAACTATAATGATGCCAATCCTATTAATGACTATAAGGTCAATAGCGATGAGCAGACTAAGACTGCTACTAAAGTATTGAACACGACTTCGCCATTCACTCCTGGGCAGATTGATTTGAGACCACTATGAAAAATTATGAAAACGATATTGCTGTAACCTATATTGATAGAGAATGGCCAGATATTGAGAAGGAAATACGTAACCATGTAACAGACTGGTCTGTGTGTATCCAAGCCGGTGGCCACCTTGGGTTATATCCTACACGTCTTTCGAAGTTGTTTGGCACAGTACATACATTTGAAGCTGATGCCGGTAACTATCAAAAGCTTGTTGAAAACTGCAGCGATGAAAATAACATCGTGTGTTATCATAATGCGTTAAGTGCATATTCTAGAGCAATGGGCATTTGGCGAATGCCTGGTGGAAATACCGGTCAGAATTTTGTTGTTCAAGGTAACGATGTTGATGCAATCACCATTGACTCTCTTAACTTACCATCGTGTGGTTTGATCCAACTTGATATTGAGAGGCATGAACTGTTTGCGTTGATGGGTGCAATTGAAACCATTGAAAAGTTCCGGCCAGTTATTATTCTCGAGGGGCCGGAAACAACCAACAATGCATGCAATATTATTTTAGAACAACTCGGCTATGAGTTTATTGCAAGAGCCGGACAAGATAGTGTATTTGTGTACACAAATTCAGCTGCACCAACTACAGAGTATAGAGATGTTAATATGAAAAAGATTCTAGTTGCTATTCCTACTGCTCGTTATATCGAACCGGATACATTTAAGTCGATCTATGATTTGGATGTTCCTGCTGGATACGAAATAACGTTTCAGCATTTCTACGGATATCGAGTTGACCAGGTACGTAATCTAATATGTGATTGGGTTGCACGCGGTTATGATTATTTGCTGGCAGTCGATCATGACGTGACCTTTGCACCGGATACACTTAGGAAGTTACTGGATCACAATGTGGATCTGGTATCAGGTGTCTATAGGCAGCGACTAGAGCCACAGGCGATTGAGATCTACGATTTAAATCAGCAGCGTATGACTATCGATCAGATCTATGGAAAAGATCTTGTTAGGATCGGCGCCTGTGGATTTGGTTGTGTTCTTGTCAAAAAGGAAGTTATCGTCGGAGTTGGATATCCACAGTTCGAATATCATCCAGCGCTCGATCACGGTAAAACTGTCAGCGAGGATACCGACTTCTGCAGAAAGGCAACAAACAACGGATTTGAACTATGGTGTGATCCATCCATTCTTTGTGGCCACATCGGTTCGACTACAATGTACGTTAAAACTCCTGAAGTTGCAATCAACCCAGTTGAAACACGATTACGTGGATTATCTCTTCGTGATGATCTTCCAAGAGACCATGTCGATTATCTCAAGGGGATGGATATCAATCCAAAGGTGATCTATGACATCGGTGCATGCATTATGCACTGGACGAAGGAAGCCAATAGAATTTGGCCTGATTCTAAGATTGTTATGTTCGATGCTATGGACCATGCCGAGTTTCTTTACAAAGAATCAGGCCATGAGTATTACTGTGGCCAAGCTATCGGCGATGTGTCTGGTAAGTCTATCGATTTCTATGAGAAGCCAATGGATCCTGCAGGTAATAGTTACTATAAGGAAAACTCAGCACATTTTACTGAAGCTGATAAAGTAACAAAGACCATGATTACACTAGATGATTTGGTCACCAGCCGCCGTATACAACTGCCAGATCTTGTCAAGATTGATGTGCAGGGAGCTGAACTGGATGTTCTACGCGGTGCACAGTATACTTTAAAGGACTGTAACGATATCATTATTGAGATGCAGCATGAAGAGTATAATCTTGGCGCGCCTCAGGTTGCAGAGGTTACAGAATATCTTAACATGTTAGGATTTAAGTTAGTAAGTGTAATTCGTACTACAGGCGCAGATGGCGACTATCACTTTGCCCGGGCAAAGTTGTAATTAATTACGACGATGAACTAGTATATGCGCCAACGTAAGTGTTCATTTTAGAACTCGCCGCCGTCAATAGCTCCAACAATGAATTGTTGAGTAAACTGTTTAATCTCATACTTGTCTGATGTTTGATTGTAGATTAATACGGCACCTTCGGTGACATTAACTTCATCAACATCGGGCAGATCTTCGATACTATTAATCTGATACTCACGAAACTGATTCTTGACAGTCAGAGTAGTTGGATTAAGAATAGGTGTTGTATTGTCAACCTTAACGGTCAACTTTGTCTCTCTATTGATCTTGGCGTTTAATGTCATCTTGTCACCTGTGGTGTAACCGTGACGATTCCCTCAAGCAATCTAGTAATAGCACCATTAGGATCCGTCAACTCACAGTCGTAGACATAACGGCCGGATGAAACATTTGCAGTAGTGTTAGCATTCATCGACAAAGTTACAGTGCCGATAGTTGGAGAGATGGACACTACAAATGCAACTGAATTAGAGGAGGTATAATGCTTACGCAGTTGCGCAGCACCAGAATACCCGGTCAGATTGACAATATCATCATTTTCGTCAGTGACGTTGATCGTTGTCTGGAACGTAGTTCCCTGATCGATATCTAAATTAGCTTTAATTGCCATTTACTCTTCCATTGTAGTTATGAAGTTGTATCTAACTGATAAGTTATAGTTGCAGCTGCCGCCGTAACACCAGTTGAAATTCTTCTTATAGTCACATAAAGATCGATATTGAAAGTTCGGTTAGCAACAGCGCTTAGTGTCCAACCAGCAGCAACGCCGCCTAATGTAACCCATGTATCAAGCGGTGAAACTGAACTTGACCAAGTCCCGAGAGCAACAGATCTGGTTGCAAATATCTCATAATAAGAAAGATTTGTTGAATCTAATGTGCCACCAACACCAATTAATGAAAATACATTTTCATAAAAAAATGCTGGATTGTTGTCTGCGTATTCGAATGCACGACCATCTGTAGAAACACCAAATGTCACTGAACCTGGCGAACCACCTGTAAAATTAGAGATGCCGCGCGCCGATAATCCAACATACGGAATCGATTTACCATTGAATGAGCTCATCGTCAAACCTGACGCAGTAGTACCGATTCCTGTCATTGCACCATCGTTTGGTACGTATGACCCACCTCTATTATAGCCGCTAAAGGCGTTGCCTCCACTAAATACAGATTTGATGGAAGATAATGATGGAGTAGAAACTATCCCAGGCATTATCTATTCTCCAACTTCTCTACTTTAGCATTCAATTCTTTAATAGCTTCAATAAGTACAGCAGTTAACTTGTTATAGTTAACAAGTTTATACCCATTTTCGCGATTGGTGTGAACAAATTCTGGATATACTTGTTCAATTTCCTGGGCGATCAAACCAATTTCTTCATTAGATCCAAATCCCATATTTCTTGCAGTATCGTTCCATGAATACCGCACGCCATTTATTTTAGTAACATTATTTAACGCATTTGTTATATTGCCGAATATGTTCTTTAAGTTCTTATCTGATGAAAGTACAAAGTCGCCGGCGTATACAGTCGCAGAATAACCATCACTTAAAGTTGAGCCGGTTGATGCATAATAAGCTACTGCACCGGCACTAGTACCATTGTTAACAATACCTACACCAGCAGATCCAGTATAACCAATAATGCCCTGTGATCCAGTATAACCAATAATACCTTGCGATCCAGTATATCCGACACCTTGTGAACCTTGTGATCCAGTATAACCAATAATACCTTGTGATCCAGTATATCCGACTCCTTGTGATCCTGTAAATCCAGCAGATCCATTAAATCCATTAGTACCAGCAGATCCAGTATAACCAATAATACCTTGCGATCCTGTAAATCCAACAGACCCATTAAATCCATTAGTACCAGCAGATCCGGTGTATCCAATAATACCTTGTGATCCAGTATATCCAATAATGCCCTGCGATCCTGTAAATCCAACAGACCCATTAAATCCATTAGTACCAGCAGATCCAGTATAACCAATAACACCCTGCGATCCGGTATAACCAATAATACCTTGTGATCCTGTAAATCCAACAGACCCATTAAATCCATTAGTACCAGCAGACCCGGTATAACCAATAATACCTTGTGATCCTGTGTATCCAACACCTTGTGGTCCAGCAGAACCAGTAAAACCAGTTACACCATTAGATCCAGTAAATCCAGTTGGTCCAACATTTAGTGCCCAAGATGAATCGGTACCATTAGTTCTTAAGTAATACCCATTGACTGCAGTGTTCTGTGTTGGTAGGAGATTATTTAGTGCAGCATTTTGTGTTGTAGCATTAGTACCACCTTGGCCGATGTTTAGAACACCATTCGAGATTGATGAAGCATTAACAGTAATACCTGTTGCATTTGCTATAATACCAGAGCCAGCTCTAATATTAATTGCTACGCCATTTGCAGTAACAATAGAGTTGGATATGTTGATATTGCCAGCCCAAATATCAAATGTTCTGGTTGTGTTACCTAACGCTTTGCCGTTGGCTGTAGGAATTAAACTACCATCGATCGATGTGTTGCTATATGTAAGATTTCCTACAACAAACACATCACCATTAACAGTAAGAGACTGTCTGACAATAACATGGGCATTAACAGTGGTGTTCGCCTGGAATAGCGAGTCACCTCCTGTTACTAAAAACCCGTTGTCTACTTTGAAATTAGTATTTGCCATGTCAACCTTACTTGATTAGATGTGCTACAACTTTTACTGCTGAACTAGCCACTGTTTGCACAAGATATAGATTAACGTTAGCAGTATCGGTATTTGCTATAAATGTTCCTAGTGGAGATGATGCACCATTTGAGGCAACCGTGCCATACACAGTAATATAAGCATTGCTTGCGGCATCATGTGCTAGTACCATTTCTGAAAGTTGTGTCTGCCCGTTCTTAATCTGAATCTCGAACTTGCCAGATGAATAGGTTGCTTTAGGGAATCTATAAACTAACACAGCACCGATTGTAGCACCAATGTTACCATTAGCAATTACATCCTGCACATAGTCGGTTTGGAATGTAACAGTGCCGCCAACTGATAGCGTATTTGATAGTGTAGTTACCCCAACAACACTTAGTGTTCCAGCTACATTAGCCGTGCTTTGAAGATTTGCTGCACCGACAACATTTAGTGTATTTGATAGCGTAGTTGCACCAGTTACTGTGATTGTATTTGATAATGTTGCCGCGCCGACAACTCCAATTGTTCCAGCCACATTAGCTGTACTCTGTAGATTTGCTGCGCCGACCACATTCAATGTGTTTGATAACAATACTGCACCAACAACACCAAGTGTTCCAGCTACATTAGCCGTACTCTGTAGATTTGCAGAACCTACAACATTCAATGTGTTGGATAGTGTAGTAGCACCCGTGACACCGAGCGTGTTTGCTAGAGTGGTTACTCCAGTAACACCGAGCGTGCTTAATGCATTGGCTGCACCGGTGATACCAAATGTACTAAGTACGTTAGCCGCACCAGTCACACTTAACGTATTTGATAGTGTAGTATTTCCTGTCACCACGAGTGTATTTGCTAGTATGGTTGCTGCAGTAACACCAAGTGTACTTAGCAGATTGGCTGCTCCAGTCACACTTAACGTATTTGATAATGTAGCATTTCCTGTTACAGCAATTGTATTTGCAAAGGTAGCATTGCCAGATACATTCGCAGCACCTACAATTTTAACATAATTTACTGCAGTGATCGTAAGATTTGCTGCACTTGTCCATGTTCCATTGCCAATAGCGCTGTTGAATAAAGAGTTACCCACATACAAAGTAGTAGCATTGGCAAAGATGTTGGCGCCGACTGCCATTGTAGTAGTGTTTCCGGTAAAGATCCCGGTAGTAAATGCCGTCGGGGTTATGTTTGCAGTTGATATATTATTTGCAATTTGAATTAGCGTTGGGCTAATATTTGTGTTTACAACACTCGAAGATTGTGTTATAATAGCAATGCTATTCACAAACGAATTAGCAGTTCCTACGCCAAGGTAAACACCAACTGGATTGATATAACTGTTTGATGCAGTGTTACCAACAAGGACTCTAATACCAGCATCTGCAGCAACATAGGCAGTAGCGTTTGTTGTGATTAAAAGGTTGGCCGATAGCCCATTGACATTACCACCACGAAGTGCAGTTGTTACTACAACATTGTTTGCCCCGAATGTACCATAAAGTTGTGCTGTACGACTTACAACTGAGTTACCAGTATTTGCATACGTGGTATTTGCAGTGATGATTTCAGTTGATAAAGCATTAAGCAGCTCATTGCTCTTGAGCAGCCATACTTCAAAACTGTCGGTAATGATATCAACATTAGCTACTTGTCTTGACATTAATTATTCCTGTGTACTAACTGTAGTAAAAGAGTTTTAATATCACGCATCTCATTCTCTACTTCAGCCATCCTTTTGCAAAGATTATTATTTTTTTTATTTGATTCACGCGCAGCTAAGAACTTTTTATACTCTTCTTCATTGTTGTTTATAATGACACCGGTATCAGTATCTTTTACATAACCAACATGATTAGTCTGCGCCAACATTATGCAGAGACCCCAATAACTTGAATCTGCTCTACCTTTGGTACAACAAAAGTTGTTTCAGAGAGAAGAACGATTTTGATCTGCATTGTGTTATATGTATCAAACTCTGTATATGACGATGTCACATATCTGGCAACGTTGTCATAGGCAATATTATTCCACGCTGCATTCTTATACTTGAGCTTGTCAATAGCTACATCACCAATAATATTTACATTGGTGATTGGTTTGAATGTAGTAATGGCAGTACTAGTGACCGTTGCCACGGGAAATACCTGATGGTTTTCAGGAGTAAGAACGCTGTACACTCTGATCAGATCACCAATAGCTATTGTAGATGTTTGATCTACAGTAGTAGATATCGAGTTGCTGCCATTTGTTGTTAAGAATGCACCAGTCAGGCCTGCATGAATTTCAGGATACTGTGGAAGACCATACGTATATTCCCAAAGATCGTTTGGATCCTCTGTGCTATAACGTTCGGTGTTATTCTTAAGTTCCAGCGGGCTCCATGCTTTGTCATCGAAAGATTCTTTATCAGCCGAGTTATGTATTTTAGCATATAACTTGATCTGCGTACCAGCCGGGCGGTAACCTGCCAGATATACTACGACATCCTCAGCATACTTACCTTCGCCGAATGAGATCTTCTTGGAGACATACTTTGACTTGGCAAGTCCATTGCGATCAACTTCTGTATCATAGTTAGTAATTGTTCCGCGAGTACTCGTATACGTGTTATTGATATCATTCTGATAGAAGAAGAAATCAAGTTCACCAGAGTTAATATAAGGTACTGAGAATCGATTTGCTTCAGATACTGATACATTGAATGTAATATTGGCTACAGCAGACTTTCTATTCGTACCGTAGATAGTGGTGTTATCAACCTCTAACGATCTTGAAAGAATATACGACTCACGTGGAGAATTGTTAAACTGTAGCAACTCTAGATTAGTCGATGTTGTTGGCATCGCATTAGATGAGTTAGCAACGTTATATGTCATTGTGTAGTTAGAAGTAGTAGGATTACCAACCAAGAAGGTTGGCTTGAAGTTATCTACTTGGAATCTATCGATCGACACAACATTTGCAGACGAACCAGATCTTACACCAATGATACGTGTACCAGCAACAAACTTGACACTGCTATTTGCATTTGAGTCTGATAGGATTACTTTGTTTTTGCTGTAGTCAGTAAAGTAAACAACGCCAACCGGCGGGACCTTGAAGCCGATGCCCACAGCACTGAAACTTGGATATTTGTCAACTGTCATCGATGTAGCATTGGTAATATTAGTAATAGTCAGAATATCTCTGCTACTATTAGCTAATACAATCTTATCATCAATAGCATAACTCGTAAATGATGTGGCTGATCCAACAATAGTATTACTAGATGATGTGAATGTTACAGTACCTGTGGCATTAGCAATGTTTTGATATACCCATTCACCACCTGTGAATGTTCCTGATACTGTGTTATCAATCGTAAAAAATTCATACTCTTTATTAACCAATGGAATGGTTACATTGTTAGAGATAAACTGTGCTACTCTGACCTTGAACTTAAGATCTTTATTGCTGAACTTGTCATAGGTATTGAAGTTTGTTGCCTTATAAAGGAAACCATCAAATCTTGATTGCGAACCTGGCGATGCAACGTTAGTAACACCACCTGCACCAATGATACGGTCGCCTTGGACATTTGTCCAGATATCATATGCAGGATCATTGTACTTTACAACAATTCCATAATAACGACCTGTCTTAAGGAGAACAGGATTATTAAATCCAACTACGGTTGGAGTCTGTGCATCGTTACTAAGATTGACCGAATCATAATCAATAGCTCTTGTAGAATGCAAGAGTGTCAGATTTGGATTTGGATCGCCATTTTCTACTTCACAGATCCAGACATTAATTCCTGGCTTTGCAGTACCACTGACATTTGCATTCTCTAGCGGTTTAGCTTTAAAGAACAGATCTATAGATGTCAGCATGATTTCAGCTACATTTGCAACTGTATCAGGATTTACGTAAAACGTTTGGATGTAGTCAAAATTCGACATCAATTCCTCGTAATCTTTTGTTTATTTATGTTCATTTAAATCAAACTTCCTGTTCATCGCCGTTAATGTTTCTGTAATTGACAATTCTCACATTCTTTTTGTCAATTGCATCATTAACGGCTTGAGCAGTATACATATCAGTTTGAGATGACGATGGTCTGTCAGTCGACGTAGATGACATAGTAGCAGTCTGTGTTGTATTTAGACCGGATGCATTATTGTAGTCAAACGGTATATTTGTATAATACTTAAGACCGATAGATCCTGAAGATTTGGAGTTTCCATCATATGATTCTACACTGAAGATCTTTGTGCCAGCGGTTGCCGCCGCAAGTTTATTTCTCTGTTGTAGATCACTGGTAGCTTCATCGATTCCAGCATCGTAGTAGAAATCAAAGTTAAGAGTCCCGTTGGCATCAACAAGCAGTCCTGATGTATTCGTTGTTGAGGTTCTTGACTGCGAACACTTTGTTGTCTTATCTTCACCATCAAACACAAACTTATGATATGTATTCGGCTTCAGACCGGTGATTGAGATGCTAAACTTCTGCGCATCTGATACAAACTCACCAAGATCAAACGATCCATAAAGCATATATGAATACTGCTTAGAAAGCATAATTGTAAAGTCGGCCGGCATAATCTGGTGAACGATGCCAGTGTATCCGAAGTTGGCAGGATTTGGTACGATTTTTGTCTGTGTGCTCACGACATCTGATGGATAGTATAACTTGTACCCGAATGTACCAGCCTTGGCACTTTGCAGGAATCCACCACTCTTCTTGCCCTTATAAACACGGATCTTGTAGTACACACCATCATTTGGATTGTGTATCCACAGGAGTTTGAACTGATCTTCAATGAATCCGCCCACTGGACCATTTGACTTGCGTTCAATTGTATCTGGGTGCTCAATCTTTCTTCCATCATTAAGAACAGATAGACCCTTCGAGGTAATGTCTGTAGTTGTTATTGGAAGCGCAGCTGCTGATGTATACGTTGTAGTAAACGTTCCACCAGATGTTTGTGCTTGGAACACTTCAACAGCTAGATTGTTATCACGACCATTGATATAGAATTCCACTGGACCGGTTAGTGTGCTCAGAGTATAGTAGAAATCTTCGTATACCAGACCGCTGTCACTGTTCGATGTACTGCGCTGTGATTGAATTGCAGTAGCCGTTGTTTGGTTGACTGTTGTTACCGTTATTGGACCTTCAACAGAACCATCGGTTGCATCATTCTGGCTAACAATAGTGAATTCATTATATGGAAGTGTTACTACACCAGTCGACCCGTCATCTGGGCGGAATTCAAGATTCAACTCAGTCAGACGTGGTCCAAGTTGGTCATCTCTAATAGTTACATAGAACTCAGGGTTACCAACATCGGCATAGTTGTAATCAGTGAATGGATCAACGAAGAAACCAAAGCGGAAGCGGTCGATCAACGAATCGGCAGACGATGGGATGTAACGAGCCTTTGCAAGTGCTTCAGCCAACGTAAATGATACGTAGTATTCAAGATCTTTGATTCTCTTTTCAAGAGAAGCAATATCTGTCATCTTGTATCCCTTGACCTGGATACGTGCACGATCCTGAATACCAATCTGTGATGTCACAGTATAGGTTTTAATTCTCTTGCCATATACTTCATTGGCAACCTTAGTATCAATGATTTTTGCCATGTCATTGGACATTGCCTGTGACAATGAAGGATATGCCGGAATATTGAGGATCTGTAGAGTCAGACTGTTCTTGGGTTCAGGTGGGATATCATTAATGAATCCATTCTTACCTGTACGCACAATAAACTCACCAGTACTATCAACAACAACACGATCAGAACGACCAAGGTAGTATTCGATACTTGCACTTAGATCTGTATCAGGTGCTGGGAAATACTTTTCAGAACTATCAAATCTTGCTGCAGAAGTTGGTTCTGATGGATTGATGATAGAAAGCGCATTGGCTCCTGCAGGTACAGTTGAAATATCTGTAATCAGAGCAATAGTATTTGCTGAACGTGGGCGGAAGTCATACTGATCGCGAAGATCATAGTATGTTCCACTCGTACCAAGAATCTCTGGGATCTCCATAGTGTGCACATTCGCCTGTGCTGAAAGTGCAGCAAAATCTAAAGTATCTGTGACACTATATGAAGTAATTGTCTTCACACTTGCTGAACCGCCAGTAAATACGTCATACTGTACTAGAAGAACATCGTTGGATCCAAGTGTAGTTGCACGTGGCTTTCTGTATAGATACGATGTATCTAGATAGTCTTCCTTCTGATTGGTGTCAAGATAAAAATCATTAGTAACATCTGCCACACCATATGTGTTACCATTAAAGAATATTGGCTGTCCGGTAAGTGTGTGATTCTCTGATGTAGCCGATGCAGTAAGTGCTAGATTTGCACCTCCACGTGTAGAGGCCAAAGCCGTACCGAGAGTATTGGCATACACTGCATAGTATGTAGTACCATTGGTAAGACCGGTGATACCTGATGTCATACCAGTATTTGAATAGACTACCGAGTCGCCGTTGGCAAATACATTATTAGGAAGACTAACGAATGAACTAACAACCCCAGTATTAGCATTGAATGTCTTGGCTACAGATGCACCATTTGCCTGATATACTTTTCTCAGACGGAACCCATCTGATAATCCTAATACCCATGGACCGCGAACACTGCCGGCGTTATTTGAACAGACAAGGCGTGTATAAACAAAACGTGTTGCTGACTTAACTTCAGAAGACACCCCGGTTCTTGTAGCATTATATGTAACCATAACGTTAGCAGAGGAAGACGAGTTGCCGGTGTTAGAAATATTGCTACCAAGATATACTGTCATTACTTGGCTATTTGATGTGCTTACGTTTGCCCACCGTGTTGCTTTGCCAGTCAGCGAGATAGGTACATTCTTAGGGAAGTACAATGTAGCACTACCCCCTGTGTATGTCTGACCTGCACCTGATGTAAGAACCAATGTGGTATTGCTTGTTACCTGCGCAACCTGCTTAATTACAACTGTTCCATTGATCGAGTTGGCGAATCGTACAAAGTCTCCAGCAGTAAATGTAGCATAAAGATTTGCACCAGTTGCTGCAACAATCGTATTTGCTGTAGTACCAGCACCAATGGAGATAGTACCTGTTATTGGCGCAGAAGATTGATAATTTTCTTTTGGAACGACAAGAAGGTCTCTTTCAGCCGATGTACTTAGTACACCAGTATATGGGAAAATAATATTTGACCCAAGGTCTAATGTGATATAACCAGAAGTATTGGCAATTTCTGCTTCATTTGTTGTTCTATACGTATATGAAATATTTGAAACAGCTTTCATAGCAGGAACTGAATTATATAGTAGTGAACTGCCTGATGAATCTTCAAGGATTGCAGTGCCTGCATCGCTTAGTACTACATCAGCAATACCGCCATTAGTTCCATCATAAAATACTGAACGGACTGTCCCAAAGTTTTGACCGCTATTCATTACTACATCAAACAGATACAGTCTGTACACAGCGTTGGCTGTGCCGGGTTCGCCTGACTCTAAAGCCAATGAGCGCATGCGGGCTTCACCAATCTTAGTAGCAGGCGATGTAATTGTATTACCTGCAGATGATGTGATGTATGTTACCGCGGACGAGTGGAGTTCAATCAGACCGCCGATGTTGAATGCAAAGTTACCACCGACTTCTTTTACACGAACGTAGTTGCCATAACCAAGGCGGATTCTAGCATTTGTGTTTGTAGCCGTGGCAATACCCTTAGCTACGTTTGCACGGTATTGATCTGTCTCTACACGATATCCATTGATATATGCTTTACCCGGATCAATATTGATCTTGAATGCTGTTGCTGTCTGAGAGAATGTCGTAGAATCTCTTGTCGAGACAATGAACTGATCTAGTACATAGTTACCAGATTCTTCATATGTTCTCTTGGCCATCTCATCGCCGATGACATTATATACCGTGCTTTGATTCTGCTTGTAAGGGCGGCCATCTGCAAACTCGATAATTGGCAGGAAGTCGGTGTTGGCATCTGCAACATCTTTGTCAAGAACAATAAGTTCAGGAGTTAGTTTAAGACGATCTGCACCTGGAGCTGCATAGTTATATGTACCAGTTGCATTATCAAGTAGAGACGTATCTTCATTGCTGTCAATAATATCTTCAGCTGTATAGAACCCAACCGACTTGTTGAAGTCTGTATTCGAATACTTGTTTACGACTACTAGTTGTGGAGATACTCTTGAGAAGAATCCCTTCTGATAGATAGTACCTTCATCAACGGTGACACCATATCCTGTACCGACTGGTATGAGCATCGAATTGGCAACCGAGATTGTTGCCATGTAGTTAAGAGCCGTAACATCCAAAACACCAATTTGAACATCAGTGAGAGAAGATGTTGTTTGTTTCATTACTGTTACGTGTGGAGTCACGTAGTAACCTGTTCCGCCACCTGTAACTGAGATGGATGTTACTTTACCGAGACCGTCAGTTACTAGAGATCCGGTTGCACCGCTACCAATAACAGCTACAACACTTGCGATATTGGCTGTCGTTGCATTCTTAACACTATCACCGCCAGATACACGCCATTTAATTGTATTTGCAGTTAGAAGATCTGTAGCAAGTGGCTTGACCTTAAGGATAAGAACTTGAGTATTTGTGACTGCATCTGTTGAAATAATTTCCAGATTTGCAACACCGTTTTGAATGATCTGGCCGGTAACCCATGCATTTAATGGGAATGTAGTACCGCCAGTTGTGTTCTGTACAGCGAGTGCAGAAACAATGACAACACCATCATTATTACTGATTAACGATGAACCATTGTTTACAAGTGTCTTAAATATAGGATACTGTTGACTGAATACTGTGAGATTTTCACCGGCCGCGTATGATGCCGTATTCGAATTAGAACCCGAAGAGTTATACTTAACATAAAGTGTATTAAGATCAGGAGAGCGTGACTCAAACCCTGCTACTGTCTTGACAATATAACCTGTAAGATTTGCGCTATTACGAACCGACATACCTTCGTATGCTGTAACAGAAATCTGAGTTCCGTCTGTTTCAGTGTCCTTGACCTTTACGTATGGAAGAACTGAGTGACGGACAATATTACAACCTTCAATGATCGTACCGCGCTTGAAGATATTATCACCAAACTTCTCAACTTGGTTCTGCAAGATTGTTTGAAGTTGATTTAGCTCGCGAGCCTGTACTGCCACACCTGGCTTGAAAAGAATACGATAGAAATTCTTTGCCGGATCGTAATCGTCGTAGTATGGAAATACATTTAGGTCTGTTTGCAGAGCCATTTAATTAAAACTCCAAGATTATTTTTATAATTTCTGATTTGTTGTCGGCACGAGTAATAGCATCTAGATTTTCAATATAGAGTACTTGACCGCTTCCAACAACAAAGTCTCCAGGATATTTATCAGTTAGATTCTGGAGGACAGCACCAGAAGTCAAACCGGTAATCGGTCTTACACCACTCGGATCTAAATTATATGTGCTGAACTTATTACTAATATACATTGTATCATCGTTTGAACCGCCGATCAGTTCAATATGATGGAATGCACCACGTGCCTCAGCGTAGGAGACAAGACCAGTTTGTTTAACTACTTCATCGTCAATGAAACTTGTGCCGCCAGTTGGGAAGTTTCCTACTAGTCTGGTAAGTTGCGTAGCAGTCGCAAATCCAAGAGCAGATTTATCATTCACCTGAATGCCAGATGTTTCAATAATACTTGTAGCATTTGATGATAAACCAATAACTCTTGAACTTTCAGTAAATACACCTGCAACATTTGATAGAGTAATCTGTCCTGTACTTATAGATGTAACTTTGCCAGATGCCTGCAGAATAAGTGCAGATATATCACAATCAGATGCAGTAAACAGCGAATCAGTAGTAGCAGCTATCTGATAGTCATACTGTACACTACTTACTGTTGAAAGGAAAATGCTACTGCCCTTTGTGACTAGAACATAATCACCTGTCGAGAAGGCATCTTTGAATATAGGTGTCTGCGGATTAGCAAAGGAAGGTATTAATTGAGCAGCACTTCCAGTAGTAGCATTTACTTGGAGTACAGGAAGACTTGTATAATTGTTACCTTGATTTGATACAGTCACTGCAGTGACAACATTTGCTGTTAATGTAACGGTTGCAGCAAACCCAGATCCATCTGTTAAATAGTTATTTGAAAACACAGTTGCATCGGTAGAATAACTAGAACCACCATTAGCAATTGCAACAGATAGTGAAATACGCCCTTGATCTGTCTTTTTGATTACATTACTACTAGCAGTGACACTTACATTTCCATGTAGTTTTAACTGTTTAAACTGACGAACTGTTTCGCCAATGGCGAAACTACCGATCGTGTTGGCAGTTCTTAGGATAAGATCTACATTTGTGTAGAGTGGATTCTTGATAAGACCGACTTGTCTAAAGTCGTTCGCCGTAGAAATTGTACCGCCTTCGTTATTGGTAAACTTAGTACTAACACAGATTCTCTTGGCACCAAATTCAGTGATCGGATCAGATCCATGTCCACCTGGTGGAGAAATAATTGGTTGTAGGACGGCTGCTTGGAAAGCAGCTGCACTAGATACAGTTACTGGCAAATCGATGAATGCGCTATTAATTGTGATAGGAATAGTATCTGGTGTTTCACCGGCGTATGATTCGCCGTAACGATAATTTGCACCTACCTTAAGCATCTCAATTTCTATAATGCTATTTGATGATGTGCTACCAACAATAGCTCTTCCTTCAGCTGCTACTGTCTCTGTACCATCACCCCAAATATAAACATATGGATATACTTCATACGTATCACCAGCTGCCGGCGTAGTTGTAAATGCGCTATCAAGCAGAAAGATCTTTTGACCACCAACACCGCGATAATCAATAATACGACGATGTTGTCCTGCAGCACCTGATGTAGAAGTTTTGATTTTAATTACGCCACCGCGATAGTAGTCATCTTCGGCTACTGCGGTATCCGGTGCACCATATATTGTGTTATCACCGCCAACACTGAGATCCGTTGTTCTGAAGGTTCCACTGTCGATATAGTTATCGTAACCGCGCCCGCCTTCAATAATATCAATAACCTCGACTGACCCTGGAATGGCTGCAACCTGAATAGCAGAATTTGCAATAACTGGAATATAACTTGTTGTAGCAAACTTTTCATATTGTGTTTTAGTAATGCTATACATGTATTTCCAAATGTATTCATCTCCGAGTGGAGTTGCCGATGTAGTCTTCCCATATGGTGAAACAGTAGAATTGACCGTTACACTTGAGTTGCTTGCATTGAACAGGCACTTGTATACATTAAATTCGGTTGAGTCATCTACAACAGTATAGAAATTCTTGTTGTATAGATCACCGTCTGTGTGGTCATACTTGTGGAAGAAAGTATTAGAAGTCCACAGATACTTAGAAATAGAGTGAACAACATCACTAGATGTGACTCTCTTAGCAAAGATCATATCATTATAGACGTCTAAGTTAATTGACTTTAGACTATTATCAGGAGTCGTCAGGTTGGCATCACTACCTGGATATGGAGTGTGTTTGCCGGCAAAGATAAAGAAGTCATTATTAGCAAAAGAATCGACAAAGCTAGTCGCACTTTCAACATTAAAATTGGTTGTTACGAGTTTCTGTGTAACTGACATTTATTCCTCAATCGTCTTTGTTAGATAATGACCGGCTGTGTTTGCGCCACTATCTGTTGTATTAGCTGTTATATTTATAGCGGTTCCATTGAGCGTTACTGATAATTTAACAGTAGTTGCATTTGTCCCTACAATATAATACGGCGTATTGTTAGAAAGACCCTGTACGATAGTGTTACCAGTTTCTGTTGTGTATCTTACTAGATCGCCATTAGCAAACGGATTGGTTGTACCAGTGCTGATTGTTTCATTGACAGAACTGACACCAGTATCAGATCTAAACTGAATCTCTTGCCCTGTCGCAATTGCTGTTAATGTAACTGGAAGAGATGCTTCCTCTACAATCAATGCAGAACCAAAGAACTTAGTACCAGCAGTATGCATAACCTTCTTGAACATGTCAGCATAACGATCTACCGAGATCTTAGATAGAATTTCATATGAATATTCTTGATAGTAATCACCATCATGAATGTACATATCTTCTGAGATGAAACCCTTTGAACTTCTATAGTATCCTTTACCGATACCGTGTCCGTCAACAACAACTTTAATTGTACCAGATCTTGCACCATCTTCTGATGTGTATTGAATAACATCACCATTCGAATATCCAATACCAGAGTCCACAACCTGGAATGATGTAACCTGACCATTGGCAGTAATAACGTTTGCTTCAATAACAGCATTCAAACCAATCGGATATAATAGACTTGTGTCTTCGACCACTGCTGTTACATTAGCAGACAATCCTGAAAGATCACCTCTTAGAAGAGTATTTGCTGCAAATGTATTTTCGAATGTAAGTCTCTTTACCGATACAGATGTAGTGTTTGCAGACTTGACAATTCCCTTGGCCGTGGATGTAATCTGATAGAGAGCAAAACTCTCAATATTTGCACTAACATAAGGATTTGTATATGAATTCAGAATGTTGGCTGTAAGTGTTCCAGTATTGCCGGATATTCTTACATATCCATTAGCTCCCACGGTGTAGACTGACTGGACGGTAACATTCACTATTGGCGAACTGTTGACATACAGCTTATCACCAGGAAGGAATCCAGGAACCGTAGAGAAGTTATGTGTTTCGGTAGTTACAGCTGCGGCATTGATTGCTTTAGCTGACCCGCCAAGTGTATCCGAAAGTTTGAAACCTACAGTATTAGCACTAACGATGTAATATGCAGTGTTATTTGCCAGTCCATCAATTACAGTATTTGATGTTGGTACTCTATAAAGTACTCTCTGTGTATTAGCAAATTCGTTTGCATACTTGACAAGATTGTGACCATTGTAAGCAGCATTATAGTATCTTAGGAAGTGACCAGAGTCCCCT